TTTATGGATTGAAAAAGGCATAAGATATGACAAAAGTTGATGAATGGAAAAATAATGTTTTAACTGAAAGAGATATGACTACATCAGAGCAATCTGAATGGGATAGTCATAATACTCCAGAAGCAATCACAGCTAAAAAATTAGGTTGGATAAAAGATATTAGATTAGAAAAATTACAAGAAACTGATTGGTGGGTATTGCGTGGTAGTATAACTGATGCACAAACTACTTACAGACAAGCATTAAGAGATATACCGCAAGATTATACAACGGAAGATGAGTATGATTTATTACTTGCTAGAGATAGTGACGGAAACTTAACACATTCAATTTGGACGCAACCAAAGGAGTAACACATGGCACTAAGTAAAATAGATGTAGCAAATATGTTAACAGGTGTAGCCCCGTTAGCAAATGGTGGAACTGGAGCAACAAGTTTTACAGCAGGTATTACTAAAGCTGACCAATGGAGATTAACCACAGATTTTACAGGTATTGCTAATCCTATTACTTCTAACTTAGAACAAAATGATAGCACAGGAAATGGTGTTCCTGTTGGCTCATCTATGACACAATCATCTGGTGTTTTTACTTTTCCAAGTACAGGTATTTACATGATTATTGCTACTCTACAAGGTAGAGGTAATAATGGCTCTGGAGCAGCAAGCGATAGTGAATTTAGACTTACTATTAAAGTTACTACTAATAATAGTACCTATACTGAGGTTGCTTTTAATGGAACTGGAGTAGAAGACAACAGATATTGTACCTCAACAGCACATTATGTTTTTGATGTTACTGACACTGCACAATGCAAATGCTCTTTTAGAGTTTTCAATAACAATAGTTTAATGACGCATGGAGATAGTGGAAAGAACGAGACACATTTTACCTTTATTAGATTAGGAGATACATAAAATGAGAGAAGATGGTAGACCCGACCATATACAAGACGCTTTAATAACTATACATACTGGACAGTGGTTTACTTGGACAGATAGTAAAAATAAAATTTATGCTAACTTACGTCTTTCCGCAAAAGTAGGAATAGATGGAGAGATTGTAGATAACCCAATAACAGAATTACCAACAGAGTCAGCAGTAAATGCTAAACTTGTAGAATTACAAAACGCATGGGATGCGGCAAACGGAGGATAGATGGCATACATAGGAAAATCAATAGAGAGTGGTACATTTAGTGTCCTCGATACCAGTGGCAATACTTATAATGGGTCTAACACCACATTTAATTTAGGTTCACAGGTTGGTTCTCCTGCACAGCTTCTAGTATCTCATGACGGGGTTATTCAAAAGCCCGGAACAGATTATACTTTAGCAAGTGGCGGTACACAGATCACCTTTACAACAGCACCTGCAAGTGGTGCGAGTATCTTCATCGTGGAGATATCTGGTGCAGTAGGTGGGCCATTAGACTCAGACTTAAATGGCACAGAATTAATTTTAGACGCTGATGGTGATACAAGCATTACAGCAGATACAGATGACCAAATAGATATTAAGATAGCAGGTGCAGATGATTTTAGATTTACTGCTAATAGTTTTGAAATTTTATCTGGTAGCACAATAACTAACAGTGGCACTGCAAGCGGATTTGGAACAGTAGCATGGCAATCAGTTGTAACAGGTGCTACAACAATGGTAGCAGGAAGAGGATACTTTGTTAATACAACGTCATCAGCTTTTACAATGACATTACCTTCTAGTGCTTCTATTGGAGATACAATAGCCATAGTTGATTATGCAGGAACTGCTGACACTAATAATATTACAATAGGAAGAAATTCTCACAAAATACAAGGTGACGCCGCAGATTTAACAGTTTCAACCGAAAGAGCCGCATTTAGATTAGTATATGTTGATTCTACTCAAGGTTGGTTATTAGACCATAAGTAATGGCAACTTATAACGCAATAAAATACAACGTAGACTACGGAGGATTTGCAGGGTCATTGATACCGATAGCTACTTTTACCTCTGATGGTTCTGATTCTAATGCAACATTTACTAGTGGTATTGATTCTACCTATGATAAATATTTGTTTATAATTAACAATATTCATCCACAAACTGATAATACTACATTTGGTTTTAATGGTTCAGCAGATAGTGGCTCTAATTATAATGTAACTAAGACTACTACATTTTTTAGAGCAACCCAAGAAGAAAATGATAGTTCTGCGGCTTTATCATATGAAACAGGTAAAGATATTGCACAAGGAACAGGCGACCAACAATTAGCTCAGTCATTAAGTGCAGATAATGATGGTAATGTTAGTGGAAAATTATGGTTATTTAATCCTTCATCAACTACTTTTGTAAAACATTTTATTGCAACAGTAAATGAAACACACGGAGGCGACATATCTATAAACACTCATGTTGCAGGTTATTTTAATACAACATCTGCTGTTGACGCTGTTCGATTTCAAATGGCAAGTGGAGAAATTCAAGGTGGAACAATACAAATGTTTGGAGTACATTAATGGCAACTTATTCGTCAATAGCACATAATTTTACACCTCCTTCTGCTACTACATCAGCACAAATTGGAGCAGGTGCTATGACTTTAATTAAAACCGTAACAGCTTCAGATTCATCTGATATAAGTTTTGTTCATGGAACAAGTGATGTGGTATTTGATAACACATATAAAACATATCTATTTAAATTTATAAATTTACATTTAAGTAGTGATACTTATTTAAGTTTAACTGGAAGAGATGGAGGTTCTGATTTTGATGCTACCAAAACATCTACATATTTTAGAGTTGAGCACAAAGAAGATGATTCTTCTACGGCTCTTACATATAAAACTAATTTAGATGTTGCACAAGCCACAGGAGAAACTAAATTATCAGGAAATACATCTGATGCAGATGACAATGCTTATAGTGGAGAACTTTATGTTTTTAATCCTTCTAGTACAACTTTTATAAAACATTATTTTGGTAAAATAAATGTTATATCTGGTGCTGATGCTTTAGAAGCAGGATATTTTGCAGGATATTTTAATCACACTGCCGCTTTAGATGGAATAAAAATAAATGTTGGTACAGGAAATATAGCTTCGGGAACAATAAAAATGTATGGAATAGCATAATGGCAACATATAAATCAATTAGATATAACACACCATTAAGTAATGGCAGTTCACAAGTTTTGTTGCAAAAAATAACAGCGTCTAGTGATTCAACTATATCTTTTACAAGCGGTATAGATTCTACTTATAAAGAATATTTGTTTATATATGTTAATTTACATCCAAGTGCTGATAATAAAACATTTTTATTTAATGTGAGTGCAGATGGTGGTTCTAATTACAATGTTACAAAAACAACTACTCACTTTAGAGCAATACACGGTGAAGGTGGTAGTCCTGCAACAGTAAACTATAATACTAGTGATGACATAGCTCAAGGAACTGGTTTTCAAAATCTATATGGTGGGTCAGGAGCAGATAATGACCAAGCAATTTGTGGTGAATTTCATTTATTTAATCCAAGTGATACAACTTTTGTTAAACACTTTTATGGTGTGTCTCAAGGGGCGCATAGCGATAATTATTCTATTAATAATTTTGTTAATGGATACGCAAATACCACATCAGCTATTAACGCAATTCAATTTAAATTTGCAAGTGATAATATAGACACAGGAACCATTTCTATGTATGGAATAAATTAATAAGGAGAAACAATGCCAAGATATCATAATATAAACGGAATAAAAGTACAATTTACAGCAGAGGAAGAAACTGTTCGTGATGCAGAAGAAAAAGCATGGGCTGATGGTCAGCTTAATAGGGATTTATTAAGTCTTAGAAATAAAAGAAACAGATTGCTAGCTGAAACAGACTATTTATCATTGTCAGATAATACTTTAGCTGATAATATGAAAACATATAGACAAGAGCTAAGAGATTTGCCAACTGGATTAGATACTGTAGAAAAAGTAGCTAATGTAACATGGCCAACAAAACCATAGGAGATAGATGTTATTAGGACACGGAGCAATAGGACAATTTGGAGTAGCAGAAGCGCTACCCGGAACTGTTGTTAATGCAGGAACTGTGGATGTTTCTATGGGACAAGTGGCAACATTTAGTATTGGCACAGAAACCGTAGCAGCTAGTGCCGTGTTTGCTGTGACAACTGCCGGAGCACCAAGCTTTACAATAGGCACAGAGGTTGCAACAGGTGGTGCTATAGTATCACCGACCACAGCGGGACAAATAACAACAAGTATTGGTGAAGAGACAGCATTTGGAGAGGCTTTCCAAAACTTAATTTCATTCTCTACGGGATCACCTAGCTTCTTCTTATGGAATGAAGTAGATGATTCTGCGGACGCGACATGGAAAGATGTAGAACCGGGGTCAACGGACTAAGGATAAATTATGGCAGATGATGCAACAATAAATATAACGGCGACATTATTACCAGACGAGATTTCTAAATCTATTAGTGGTTCTATGACCGTGACGCCAGATGATGTGAACGATAAATGGTATTACAAATTAA